GCGCCGCCCGAGGAATACCCGGAGCGCGAGCGCGAGCGAATCGAAGCGTTGAAGGCGGCGCAGGCGTACCGCGAACGCACCGCTCGTCGTGAGGCGCATACCGGTTGCGTTGGCTCGTGCGCGAAGGACCACGACAACCTCTGCCACCGACCGCCGATCGCGCGCGCCGGGTACTCGAACTACTACGGCACCGACGGGAAGCTGCTCCCGGCCGAGCCGTACTGCGCGCGCCACCTCGTGCGGTTCCGGCGCAGCGCGAGCGCGATCATCGTGCCGATCGCGGCTGAGGCGTCGTGGTATCCTTGAACGGCATGGACCGCACGGCGGACGGGCGCCTTCCTCAAAGCGACTTTGACGCCTTCGACCGGGTGCTCGCCCATTGGGCACGGTCTGTACGGTTCGGGACATTCACCGCGACCGCGTCGGACGGCTTGGTCAAAGATTCACGGTCCGAGGGCAGGGCACACCTTCGCACGGGCGAGAAACCGTCCGACGCCCTGAAGCGGCTACTTCCCGGCACCTAGACGCGCCGACAGCGGCCCGTCCCTCGTCATATAGGCTCGCCTCGCTGGTACCGACCGCCGATCGAGTACAGACCCTCGTGCAGCGCCCTTCAGCGCCGCGCGATTCGTCTCGTACCTCAGGAGGCGACCCCTTGCACGATGGCAGCTTTGGCGATCTGACCCGCCCTCGGACGCTCGGCGATATGCTCGACGCCGCGACAGCCGCTGAGGAAGCGCCGCGCCGACGGCGGACATACGGAGGGCCGAGCGCGAACGCTGCCGACGTCGTTCAGCGGGCGCTCCACGCGCCGCACGACGAGCGCCCTGTCCTCGACGGCTGGACCGGGCGGCCGATCACGGCGCTGCCGGCCGGCGACAGCCCCAGCAAGCGCGCCGTCAGCGTCACGCGCCGGCCGGCCGCAACGGTCGTCATCGTACGAGGCCGCGCGATCGTGGCGCCGATGCCGGGCGAGCAGCTCGTCGAGGTCGACGTCCCCGCCGCGGCCGCCGACGACCATCTCAAGACGCCCGAGGAAGCCGCCGCCGAGCGCGCGCGCCGGGATTTCGAGGATGGTGAGGGCGCCGACACCCCGGAGCAGCGCGCGGCGGCCCGGGCAGCCTGGGAATCGCTCCCGCCGGCCGAGCGCACGCGGCGCGACGCGGTGGCGATCGTCGACGCAGCTCGCGGGGTCCGCGTTTCGGGGCCCAAACGCAACGACCGCGGGCCACGCAAGAAGGGCAGCGGCGGCGAGAACATCGCGGACGAGCACTGGGATCACGAGCGCGCCGTCGGCCGGCCGCGCAAGGGAAAGGACGTTCGCGAAAAGTTCAGCGTCCGTGCCGAGCCCGCGACGCGTGCGACGATCGCGCAGACCGGCCGCAACGAGAGCGACTTCCTGGCCGAGGCCGCGAAGCTCGTCGCGATGGCGCGGACCGGCGCGCAAGCTGACGAGTTGCTGAGCGCGATTGCAGCGCTGACGGGCGTGCATGTTGACGAGCGCGCCGCGTCGTGAGAAAATTGGCGAGTAGGACGAACCAGGTTTTCGTCCCACGATTTGCGCCCGCTGAGCATCGCTCGCGGGCGTAGCCGTTTCCGGAGGTGCTGATGCGCGCGAGCGAACGGTCGGCCTTCTACGGATTGCTCCTCGAACCGCCGCGCGCGACGCCGTCGGTCCTCTCGGCCGCGAAAGCGCGGTGCGCTGAAACGACGACCGAGCGCGACGATCGCGAAGCCCGTCGTACGACGCGGCCCGCTCCGAAGGGTCGGCGTCGCGGTCCGCGCGGCGTCGTTTCACGTGAAATCGAACTCGTCGCGGACGGTATAAGCGAGACGTGAAGCTCTGCTCTGACTGCCTGTTCGAGCCGCGCGAAGCGGTTCGCGGCGGTCGTTGCGAGGGTCACGCGGCCGCGTTCGATGCGATCCGCAAGCGTTCAGCGTTCGTCAAGAATCGGCGGTTTGGGCGACGCCGGCCAGCCCGATCGCATCGGTCCTGAGCCCGTCGAAAAACCCCACTGAAGTGTCATTTAAATGGGTTCGGTCCGACGCGTTCTATCACTAGATCGCGCGAGTGCGCGTGCGTGTCCGCGTGCGAGAAAAGTTCAGCGGCTATACCGAGTATAGCGACTATAGTGACGTAACCGAGTGAAGTGACTCGACCGGCGGAGGCGTGATGCTCGACGCGATCGCGCTCACCGACACCGCCGGTACGGGACTTTCCCGGCCAAGTCCGGGACCGGGCGACGATCGCCTCGTCGGGCTCTGGCTGCACGGCCGACCGGCGTCGACGATCGAAACCTACCGCCGGGACATCGCCAGGATGCATGCGTTCTTGCGAAAGCCGCTCGCCGCGGCCACGCTGGCCGACCTTCAGGACTACGCCGACGAGCTCGAGGAAGCCGAGCTGGCGATCCGGACGCGAGCGCGCATGCTCTCGGCGGTCAAGTCGCTCCTGCGCTTCCTCGCGCGCGCCGGGCTGATCCCCGTCGACGTCGGTGTCGCGCTGCGCGTCCCCAAGGTGATCAACGATCCAAGCGAACGGGCGCTCACGCGCGCCGAGGCTCGACGGCTGATCCGCGCGCCGCGCAAGCCGCGCGACGTCGCGATCCTGCATCTGCTCTATGCGGGCGGCTTCCGCCGCGCCGAGCTTTGTTCGCTGCGCTGGCGATCGGCAACGGTTGACGAGGAGACGGGCGACGCGTTCGTCTCGGTCGTCGGCAAGGGCTCGAAGCTGCGCACCGTCCGGATCCCCGCGCCCGTCTGGTCTCTCGCCGCGGCGCTCCGGCGCCCCGAGGATCCCGACGACGCGCCGATCTTCCGGATGCGCAACGGCCTGCCGCTCTCGTTCTCGCAGTTGCGCGACGTCGTCGCCGGCGCCGCGCGGCGGGCGAAGATCGCCAAGCCCGTCAGCCCGCACTGGTTGCGTCACGCGCACGCCAGCCACGCGCTCGACGCCGGCGCGCCGATCTCGCTCGTGCGCGACACGCTCGGCCACGCGTCGATCTCGACGACGTCGCTCTACCTGCACTCGAAGCCGCGGGACGGCTCCGGGAAGTACTTGCGGCTCTGACCGCCGGAGGCTCCATGCTCGCGCTGATCGCCGCCGCCGCCCTGCTGCAGTTCGCGCCGATCGACGCGCCGCTGCCGCCCGGCGTGCCGGCCGGATCGTTCGACCTCCACGGCTTCACGGCCGACCACCAGGAGACGCCGGCGCCCGTGCTGGTGCACGGCGAAGACGGCCGCGACCGCGTCTTCATCGCCTTTCTCAGTCCGGTCGACGGCAAGTGCATCATCGCGCAGCTCGTCACGGTCGGCGACAAGCCGATGCGCGCCGTGCTCGCGGGCAACGTCGTCACGAAGGACGAGCCGGAGTTCGTGCGCGCATCGCTGCCGTCCGCGAAGGACCTCGTCGACAACGGCGTGACGTCGACCGGGACGACGATCGTCGTCGAGTGCGGCGATCCCGAAGATGCGTCGACGTGGGTTGCTTCGCGGTTCTACTACATCGGGCCGTCGAGCTCGACGTAACCGCCGCGGATGCAGTGCGCGGGCAACCGCGCGAACGGACCTCTGCGATCACGGCGGAGTACAACCGTTACTGTACGTCACGACCAAGCCGACCAGCACGAAACGAAGCCGGGCGTTGTCGGCCGTCCGCGCCAACCTGTCGCCGGTGCGCGTCCGCGCCGATGCGCCGCCCGCGCAAGCGAGAGGGCGCGTCGTTCGCCGCCGGCGGCTTCATCTTCACGGGAGCGACGCAGATGGCCGAGCCGGTCGACTGGATGTGGCGCCGGATCGAGCACCTCGACGACGCGTTCCGTAACGTGCGCGACGGCAAGATCTGGGCGACGGCCGCCCGTTGCGCCCGCTGCTGCGCTCTGTCGATCGAGGTCACCTACGCGTGCCGGTGTCCGTTCTGCGATCTGACGGCGTTCCTGTTCACCGCTTCGCCGGCGACGCGCGAGAAGTGGACGATGTACGGGATGGTCGGATGAGCGAGCCGATCGTCTTCGTCCCCGACGACTGCGTCGACTGCCCGCACCAGGTCCACGACGGCCCGTGTCCGGGCGATCCGTTCGATGTCCCCGACAGCGGGCCGGGCGGGATCGAGCCGCACGCGCCGACCGGCTGCCCGTGCGGCAATCCCGAGTTCGACGACGACGGCTGCGGATCGACGTACGGCAACGTCGTCGCCAACCTGAACGGCAACGACGCCGATCCCGACGAGGAACGACTGCGTGACGACGACTAAGCCACCCGGGTTCACGTCGCGAGTTTCGCCGGGTGCGGTCTGGATCGACGGACGAACCGTCGAGTATGCGCTGGGTCAGCCGACGGGCGACGCCCCGATCGTGCACGTCATCGGGTTGTTCCCGCCGGGCGACGAGCGCGCGCGGCTCGCGTTGCTCCTTCCCGCCATCGAGGGCGCTGCGCTCGACGACTTCGTGAGCGCGGAGATCTACCGATACGTGGCGGCGGCCGTGCGGGGCTGCGACCCAGACGAGGTCGAGGTTCCCGACCAGATCGGCAGCTGGCCGCGCGGGATGACCGAGTCGATCATCGCGGCCTACAACGCCGAGGTTCGCAAGTTCGTCGGTGAGCCGCGGGACGAGAAGGTGGCTTCGATCGAGGAGTACCGTCGGGCGAGGCGGGCTTCGTGACCCGCCGCAAGCTGATGGCCCAGCGCCGCCGCGGCGAGTGCGCGCGCTTCTTCGAGATCCTTGGCCGCGGCGAATCGACGTCGGCCCAACGCGCAGCCCTACCGCGGATGCGCATGCTGGCCAGCCGCAGCGGCTTCACGGCGCGCGCCGAACAGTCCGGACACCGGCGCTGCCACCGTCGACGCTCGCGGGCGATGACGACGTTCCGAGCGCGCATGGCGTTCTACCTCGCGTTCGCGCCGGCGGATTGCTCGTACGACCGAATTCGGTCGGCATTCCTGGCCCGACCGATCTTCGATGACCTTAACCGAAGCGCGGCCGGTCCGTGGGAAGTACTGGACGAGCGCACCGGCATCGTCTCGCTCGCACCGCCGCGCTTCATCGTCCCGGACGGCTATGTCGAGTGGCGCGCCGGCGGCATCCAGTGGGTGATTCCGGTGACGCGCGAGCAACGCGACGTCGTGATCGCGATTCTGCGGGCGCGCCGCCTGCAGCGACCGCGGCCTTTTGTCGCCATTCGACCCGTCTCAGCCGTCTCAGCCGCGTCGGAGATGGCTCCGCCCCGGCCCCCCGAAGCGCCAAGCGCCGATCAGAACTACGTCCTGTGGGTGGACACGGCGCGATGAAAGCCCTTCGCCGCGAGCACCGCAAGATCGCCGACCTGGTCCCGGCGCCGTACAACCCGCGCACGATCGACGAGAAGTCGCTCAACGCGCTGATGGACTCGATCAGCCGGTTCGGCCAGGTCCAGGACGTCATCGTCAACGTGCGGACCGGCTTCACAGTCGGCGGCCACCAGCGCGCGCTTGCGATGCAGAAGCTCGGCCACAAAGAGTGCTGGGTGACCTTCGTCGACCTTGAGCCCGTCGCCGAGAAGGCGCTCAACGTCGCGCTGAACAGCCCGCATCTCGCCGGCAGCTTCACGGACGACCTGGCCGGCCTGCTCACCGAGATCCGCGGCCTCGATCCAGACGCGTTCGCCGAGCTGCGCTTCGATGCGCTGATGCCCAAGGCGAAGGACGAAGATCCGGAGCCCGCCGTCAACGCCAAGCCCGAGGCGCTGCGGTTCCTCGTGACCGAGCTCCAGCGGCTGACGATCGACCAGGCGCTCGAGATGATGCGCGACCAGATCGAGAAACCCGCCCGCGGCCGCAAGGGCGAGCAACTGCGCAACGGCATCATCCTCGAGCGACTCTGCGTCGCGTACATCGAGTCCGAGGCCAACGCGTGAACGACCGACCGATAGGAGCCACCATGATCCACCGCCTGCAGATCGCGCTCGTCGCGATCCTCGCGCTCGCGACCGCGTCGCCGGCCGGCGCCCAGTACTACGACGCCTTCGGCAACATGAAGACCGTCGGCGCGGCCGCGCAGCGCACGACCGTCGAGGGCTCCGCCGCGCAGACCGCCGGCGGAACGAGCGCCGCGGTCGCGGTCGGTTCCTACCGCGAGTTTCTGCTGCTGCTCAACGTCACGGCCGTCTCGGGCACCGGGTCGCCGACGCTGACGTGTTTCGTCGACACCTCGAGCGACGGCGGCACGACCTGGTTCCAGATCGCCTCCGGCGCCGCAATCACGGCGACCGGAACGCAAATCATCCAGCTCGGCGCCGGCACGGCGGCAACGCCGGCGGTCCTCTTTGGCGACACGGTCCGCCTGCGATGGACGATCACGGGCACGACGCCGTCGTTCACGTTCTCGGCGATCGGGATCGGCAAGTAGTAGGAGACCCCGATGGCGCGTACACGCGCAGACCACGAGCACATCGTCGACCTGGTCGAAGACAAGATGCTGCTGGGCTTCGAGCGGCCCAACCAGATCATGAAGCTCGTCAACGCTGACCTCATCGAGGCCAACCAGCCGCACCTTCAGATCGGCGACAAGCGCACGGCGCAAGGGATGATCGCCGACGTCTATGAGCGCTGGAAACGTCGCAACAGCGACACGGAGGCGTCGCGCAAACGGCTGCTCGCGGAGGCTGAAGAGGGTACGCGTCAGAGCTACATCCTGCTCGCGTCGGCGCGCTTGGAGAAGAACGTCAACGGGGCCGTCGGCGCGTTGCGCAGCGCCGAGCGCTTTATGCAACGCCGCGCGCGCCTGCTGGGCGTCGATCGCGTGACCGTTGAGCTCGGGATGTCACCGGAGGCCGTCAATGAGCTCCGCAAGCAGCGGCTCGCAGAGGCCTTGGCCGGAGTCGGTCGAGATCCCATTCGGGACCTATACAGCACTGCAGAAAATCCGGGACAAGGCGACGGGACGGATCATCCCGTTCAACCTGCGCCCGGAGCAGCGGAAGCTCGCCCAGGCTAAAGAGACCGCGATTCTGGCCGGCAAGCTGCGCCGGTATCTGATCGTCAAGTTCCGCCAGTGGGGCTGCACGACCCAAGAGGTCTGCACGAACGATTTTCTGACCGGCACGTACACGGGTCAGTACGCCGTCACGATGGCGCACGATCTGCCGACCACGATGGTGCTCTTCCAGATGGCGACGCGCCTCTACGAGCACCACTCGCTGCCCGAGATGTGCGTCCCGGGTACGAAACAGCCGCTGTTCCACTGGCGCCGGGCGACGCAGAACCGCCGCGAGCTCTACTATCCCGAGGCCGACAGCCGCTACTTCATCGGCACCGCCGGCAATCGCAGCTTCGGCCACGGGATGACGATCAACCGTCTCCACCTCTCGGAGGCGTCGCGGTATCCGTCGCTCTCGGACGTGCTCACGTCGGCCGAGGGCGTGCCGATCGAGACCGGCGAGATCACGATCGAGTCGACGCCGTTCGGTGCGCAGGGCGAGTTCTACGACCTCGCTCAGGAAGCGCACCTCGGTCAAAACGAGTGGACGCTGATCTTCTTTCGCTGGTTCGAGTTCGGCATGTACCGGCTGCCGGTCACGCCGGACGAAGCCGCGCAGATCGTCGCCGAGGTCGCGACCGGCTCGCACGCACGTTACGGCAACGAAGAGAAGGCGCTCGCCGAGAACCTGGCCCGCGAAGGCATCGTGCTGGACGCCGGGATGTGGAAGTGGCGCCGCATGAAGCGGTCGTCGCTCAAGGACCGTTTCTTCGAGCAGTATCCCGAGGACTTTGTCAGCTGCTGGCTCGCGTCGGGCCGGTCGCTGTTCGACCAGCAGCTGCTGCGCACAATCGGCGACGGCGTCGTGATCAGCAAGCACGAAGGCGACGCGCTCTGGATCTACGAGGACCCACTGCCGGGCCGCGACTACATCCTGTGGGCCGATCCGGCCGAGGGGATCGAGCGCGGCGTCGAAGACGGCGAGGCCAACGGCTCGACCGTCGCGGGAGCGAACGCCGGCAAGACCGACTACACCGCCTGGGGCATCATCGACCGCGAGACCAACGAAGACGTCGCGGTCTCGCTCTCGCGGATCACCGTCGACGAGCTCGCTCGCCAGATCGACCGCTACGGGCGCCAGTACAACAACGCGCTGGCCGTCGTCGAGCGCAACAACCACGGCCACGCGGTGATCGCGCTGCTCGAGCGTGACGTTTACCCCAACCTGTTCGTGAGCCCCGACGATGAGAAGGCCGGTTGGCACACGTCGGTCGCCAATCGAACACCGATGCTCGACGCGCTCGACCTCGCGTTTCGCGACGGCGCCTTCGTGCCGATCGACCCACGGATGCGCGAGCAGATGAAGACGTTCATCATCACGGCCAAGGGCCGCGCGGAAGCCGCGCCGCTCAAGCACGACGATCTCGTGACGGGCCGCGGGATGGGAAACCAAGTCCGCCAGATGCCCCGGTCGTACACGATGACCGGGCTGATGTAATTTGCGAAAGGCTACTGCGTGAAATCGATCCCGTGTCCGATGCTGGAGCCGCACGACGCGAGCTGCGTCTGCAACGGCTCGCGCGAGCTGCTCGTGAAGCCGCGGGCGGCGCTGTGCGAGACGTGCGGCGACAAGGAAGCGCAGAGAAACCTCGGCTTCATCTCGCGCCAGGGCACCGAGCTTGTCGGGACGCCGTGCACGGACTGCGGGACGGTTGGCGACGTCGCTGAGTATCAGCGCCGGTTGGCCGAGCAGGATGACGCGGAGCGAGCCAATGACGCGCCGGCCGTGGTCGCTGCACCGAGCGACGCCGCAGTTCGAGCCGTGGCTTCGGACGAGCCCAACGAGCCCTCGATCGAGACGCGGCTGATTCGCGAACCCGATGGCAGCTTACACATGGCCACAGTCGTCTTCTACGACGGCGTACCCAGCTTCGTAGTAATTCAGGCTATTGTCGTCGCGGGGAGCGGGCCGCAGGTAGCTGCGCTATTGGTCGACATCGCCGGCGCTCTTGACGCTGGTGCGATTGCCGTCGACGGCGACGAGCTGCGCGAGCTGGCCGAACGCGGACGCGATCTCCTGACGTAATCGCAGCCCCGAGCGCCGCTCGCTCAATCGCCCACGCAACCCACCGCCGGAGGTCCGATGCCCGTCGAAGTCGAGCCGGCGGCCGTCGAGGCGGCGTCGCGGTATCTCCAGTCGCTCAAATCGGGCGAGACGACCAGCATCTCAGACTTCGCGTCCAAGGGCATGGTCCTGGACTCGGCCGTCACGACGATCGCGGGCTACCTGGGCGCTTCGACCGACGACGCGCTTACCGCAAAGGCGCTCTCGCAGGCCGAGCTCTACTGGTACTTCGCCAACCACCACCCGTGGATCGGCGCGGCGACCTCGCTGATCTCGCAGACGATCGGCGGCGCGGGCTACGACATCGTCGCGCCCGGTAACGATCGCGACCAGGATTCGGTCGACAGCGACCCGATCGTCGCGGCGCTGCGCATCCTGCTCGGTCAGATCAACCCCGAGCAGTGCATCGAGGACCTCGTCGAGGAGATCGCGCTCGATCGCGACGTCTCCGGTTACTTTTACGTCCACATTCTGCGCCTGCCGAGCACGGGCAAGATGGTCGGCCTCGAGCGCCTGGATTCGCGCACGACCGCGCCGGTGCTCGCCGACGACGGCCGCTCGATCAAGAAGTTCGTCCAGAAGACGCGCGTCAACACAAAGGTCGTCACGACCGAGTACAAGCCCGCGGACATCATCTTCGGAAAGCGCGCAGGCGGCAAGGATCTGCTCGGCCGCGGCTCGCCGATCGAAGAGATCGACCTTACGCTGGGTGTCGACTGGGGCGCGCGCAAAGGCGAGGCCGCCAAGTTCCGCAACGGGATGCGCTCGGGCGTGATCCTGACGAATAAGGGCATGAGCAAGACCGATCTCGAGCACAACAAGCGCGAGATCGATCTGACGCGGACCGGCAGCGATAACGTCGCCCGGCCGCTGATGCTCGCCGGCGACTGGACGGTCAGCTTCCCGCCGCAGCAAGACGAGGAGTTCTCGGACGCTCAGGATCGCGCGCGCCAAGAGGTGTGCGCAACGTTCCACGTTCCCGAGTCCAAGCTGATGACCACCGAAGGGACGCTGGGCGGCAACGGCAAGCAAGCCGACGACCAGACGTTCCAGGAAGAGTGCGTCATGCCGCGCGCCCGCTACATTTGGCGGACGCTCTCGCGCGCGATCATGCGCGAGTTCGGCATCACGGACCTCGCGATTCAGCCCAAGGCCAAGTACGCGATCCGGCTGTCGACGATTCCGTTCGCGGTGCAGCTGCTGCAGGCGGGCGGAACGGTCGCGGAGTCGCGGGCGCTGATGGAGTTGCCCAAGAGCGCGAAGGCCGACGTCGATCTCGACATGCCGATCGTCGCCAGTCTGCTGAAATCCGCGCAGGCCGTCGCGTCACCGGCACCGCCGCCGATGCCGTTCGGTGCGCCGCCAGGCCATCCAGCCGCGGAACCAGCGCCGGATCCGGAGCCCGCACCGGACCCCGATGCGAATCCCGATCCGCCGCCGAAGCCGCCTACGAAGACGAAGAGCGGGGTGGCCCAGAAGGGCGGCGCGCGATTTCGCCGGCGCGGCCAAAGACACCGATGCCGAAGTCACTGAGCGCGTCGACGAACTCGTCCCCGATCTCCTAGGCGTTCGCAAGAAGGCCTGCAAGGCGTTCCTCAAGGCCGCCGGCCTGACGACCGCCGCGAAGTCCGAGCCCGAAAAGAAACCGCAGCTCACAAAGGCGCAGATCGAGGCGATCCGCAAAGCGATCGCAGAGCTGACCGCGGCTGCGTACAGCGATTCGCTCTACGACGCGATGAGTGACCTGGTTCACGTCGCATACGGCGATGCCGCCGAGCTGCTCGACGTCGCGGCCAGCTTCGACGTCCCGCCGACGTGGGCGATCGACAAGGTCAAGAACGCCGCCGAGCATGTCGGATCGCTCGTCGACGAGCGCGACAAGGCGGCGCTCAACCAGGTCCTCGAGGACGCGCTCTCGGCCGGCCTGAGCTCGAAAGACGCGGCCGCGAATCTCAAGGCGGCGTTCGAGGTCGTGCGCAGCGTCAGCGACGACGGCACAGTCCGCGAAACACCGGCCGACAGCTGGTTCAAGATGGTCGCGCGCACGGAGCTGCAGCGCGCGGCCGTGACGGGTCAGCTGGCGCTCTACCAGGCCGCCGCCGTCCAAAAGGTCCGCTGGCAGGCCGCCGAGCCGTGCGACATCTGCGCCCAGTACGACGACCAGGTCTTCGACATCGACGATCTACCCGACGACGAGCCCGGCAGCGTTCACCCGAACTGCCGGTGCGTCTGGGTGCCTGATGACGACGATCTGGGCGACTGGCGCGGGACCGAAGAGGATCGCGCAGCTGCAGCGCGGGGCAACAACCCCGAAGACGGCGAGGACTGACGTGAACGGCTCGACGACCAACGGCGCGAGCAGTTGGACCCTGACGTTCTCGTACGCTCCGGTCTGCGCGTGCGGATGTGGCGCGCTCGCGTCAGCGACGTTCTCGGACGGCACGCAGTGGTCGGCCGAATGCGTGAAGCGCGAACAGCGACGACGGGCGATCTCGTCAGCCGAGGGCTGGCTGACGGCGGCGCTCGCGGCAGCGCCCGATGTGTCGCGTCTATACCGGTCGCTGGCGGCCGCGTTCCATCCCGATGTCGGCGGCGACCCGGCGCTAATGGTCGCACTCAACGCGGTGCGCGAACGGTTTCCGAGCTGATGCGCGACGTGCTGGCCACCGCCGGAATCGTCGCGCTAACGATCGTCACCGTGCTCGCGACGCTCTACGCGTGCCCGATGACGACGCAGCTGCTGTTCGGCCAGCCGCGGGCCGTCTTCGCTCGGCCAGCCGATCTCTGCGTGCCAATCAGCCCCGGATAGCCCACCGGAAAGTGAATCGATGATCCACGACCACGCCGGCGCCGCGCCGCGCAACCTGCGCCTCAAGCCCGAGGTGACGGCCGAGCTCGCGCTGTTCCGGTCGCGTCTGACAGTCCGTCACCGTCTCGGTCTGATCACCGCCGAGAACGTCTCGATCGCCTACCGCGATGCGCTCGCGCAGGTGCTCCGCAGCGACGCCGCGCTGATGCCCGACGATCGCGAATGGACGCCGGTGCGCTGTCGCGACTGCGGCCACCAGACCTCGGTCGTGAAGGACACGTCGTCGTGGGAGTGCCGCTGCAAACGTGGCCACGAGCGTCAGGCGTTCGTCGACGCGATCGGCCCCGACGGCCGATACCTGCTCGACGATCACGCGATGGTGCACCGCGAGAACGCGGCGCCGACGCCGCTCGATTCCAACTACGACCTCGAGCGCGAGGTAGCAGCGGCGGGTCTCACCGCCTAGTCCGGGAGGCCGCATGCCGGCCACAACGCTTCGCCAGGCGCTCAAGAGCGCGTTGGCGCCGACGCCGCGCGCCGCAACGCCAGCGGAGGCCGAGTTCGCGTTCAAGGCGACCGCGGCCGCCGACGACGGCATCATCATCGGCAAGCTATGCGTCGCGGACGTGCGCGATCGTGAAAACGAGCGCGTCACCGTCGAAGCACTCAAGGCCGCCGCATACGAGCTGGCGATGAAGTCCTCGGGCGGCGTCGGCTACGACGCAAACCACGACCTCGGTCTGGATTGCGATCTGGTCGGCGTCTGGTTCGGCGCGCCGATGCCCGACGAGAACGCGCTCTACGTCGCGGTTCGACCGCACGATTACGCCGTCTACGAGGCCGCCAAGAGCGGCGAGATCATCGGATTCTCGTGGAGCGGCCCATACAAATTGAGCGAGGACACGTGAAGAATAACCTCATCCCGCTGCGCGTCGACGAGATGCACATCGACAACATCACGTTCGTCTACGCCCAATACGCCGGCCAAAATCACGTGCCGGTCAACCCCGCGGCGGAGATCGTCGCGTGCAAAGGAGGCCCCGTGGACAACCCGATCACCTCCGCGCTGGTCGGAGCGTTGGAACGCCTCGGCCTGGTCGCGCGAAAGAGCCAGCCCACCGAACCGACGCCGGCGGCGGCGCCCGCACCGGTCGAACCGATCGCGAAGAAAGACGCTTCGCTCGAAGAGTCCGTCCAAGACGCGATGCAAGACACCGCGCGCATGAACCTGTACGGCGTGCTCTACGACATGGAGTACGCGATCGGCCAGGTCATCAACGCGCCAGGCTTCGACGACGCCTCGCGCCGCGCAGCCGTCGACGCGATCCTGGACCAGTACGGCCTGCAGATCGCCACGCTCGTCGCGATGATCTACGCCGAGAAGGCCAGCGCGGTCGACGAGACTGCGACGAAGGCCGGTAAGCGCCACAGCGCCGAGGATCAGAAGTCGATCCAGACCGCGCACGACGCGGTTGGCAAGATCGTCGACGCGGCCGCTACCGCACATGCCGCGACGAGCAAGCTCCTCGAAAAACCTGCCGACGACAGCGCGAAGTCGACCGTCGTCGATCCGCCGGCGGCAGCGCCCGCCGTAGCGCCGGGCGTGGCGCCCGTGACCGAACCCGCACCGGCGGCGAAGTCCGGTGTTGACGAGCTGACGGCTGCGTTCGCGGCGCTGCAGCAACAGATCACGGCCGCGCTCGACCCGGCCGCGCTCAAGTCGTCGATCGACGCGGCCGTGAAGTCGGCTGTCGAGCCGATGCAAGCCAGCGTCGACGCTGCCGTCAAGACGGCCGGTGACGCGGTCGCGCGCGCCGACGCGGCGGAAGCAGAGAAGAGCGCCGCGATCGCGCGCGCTACGACGGCTGAGGCCGATGCGCTCAAGGCGTCCCGCGAACGCAGTGCGCCGGGCGGTCACGAAGATCCCAAGGAAGCCCAGCAGGCTCGAGTCGACGCCGCGAAATCGGCTGCCGAAGCCGCGCCGGTAACGAAGCCCACGACCCTCGCGCAGGCGGTCAGGCTCCTTCACAGCGTCGCACCCGCGGCGTAGCCCACGCGGCGCGACGTCGCGCCGCTCGATCCGCGCGCTCAGTCGCGCGTCAACGCGTCCCGCCAGCCGCGACCACGGTCGCATCCGCGCGGGCGCGATTTCAGGAGTCCCACGTGGACTACGCGATCAAGGCCATGGACAGCGTTACCGACGCGAACTACGAGCGCAAGGACCTGTCCGACACCATCACCCTCAAGGACGGTCCGCCCCGGCCGTTCCTGCAAGCCATCGGCGACGGAAAAGCCAAGGGCAAGACGCACTACTGGGACGAGGTCGGGCTCAACGCGCCCGGTCACGGCAACTCGTCGTACGCCGAGGGTAACAAGCCCACGTCGCAGACGAACGCGCCGTCGCAGCTCTCCAACGTCGTGTGCCGCATCGGTCAGACCGCGCGCGTCACCGACACCGAGGTCGCGATCTGGACGCAGGGCGGCGGCTACAAGCTGGCCGACGGCGAGCTCGAGCGTCTCATCCAAGAGGCGATCGACCTCGACACCGAGCTCAAACTCGAAGAGCAGTTCAACGAGATGGAGTGGATGCTGATCAACGGCAACCACACCAACACCGAAGCATGGGCCGGTGGCCAGTGCGACGGCGTCGTGCAGGTGCTCACGACCAACTCCGTGGTCGCCGGTTCGCCGATGAGCGTGGCGCGCTCGAACGCGGCAGCCTTCGAGCCGGTCGTGCAGACGCTGGCCGGCGACATCCGCGCGCAGTACGCGCCGGCCGTCCCGGACCTGTTCCTGTGCACGAGCCCGACGAAGGGCTGCGTCAACGGCTTCGTCGGCGGCGGCGCGGGCCGTCCGATCGTCCAGGTCATCTCGCCGAACTCCGCCGGCTATGTCGGCGGCAGCTCGGTCGACGAGTACCAGACGGGTTACTTCAAAGTCAGCGTCGCGATGGAGCCGCAGCTCGAGATCGCCGCGCTTTCGGGTAAGGCGTCACCGCCCACGACCGCAAGCGCGCTGATGCTCTCGACGAAGCGCTTCAAGCGCGCCGACCTCATCCCGCTGCGTTCGGAACCGCTCGCGCGTATCGCGACGGCCGTCGAGCGGATGATCACCTGGGAGGGTACGCTCGAGTACCGCAACCAGAAGGAGTCCGGGATCATCACGGGGCTGTCCGCCTAGGGATCTCCCTCTCGCAGCGACGCCGGCGACTTCGGTCGTCCGCGTCGCTGCGCGTCACGTGCACACATTCGATGGTCGATGGCCGGCCCGTTGGGCTGGCGACGCGGGTTCGACTCCCGCTGCGCGTGCTCATCACGGGAGATTTCATGGCGACCACGTTTGCATCGTCGCGCTACCCTGCGCTCTCGATCATGCGGCCCGACGGCGAGTCGGCCGTGCGCTTCAAGGACGGCCGCTACACGACCGACGACGAGGCCGACATCGAGTTGCTGCGCGGATCGAAACCGCTCATCACCGAGCTCGACACGGTAGAAATCGCGAACAAGGTCACGACCGTGCCCCCAAGCGCTACAGCGCCGGCGGGCGATCTCGCGGCCTTCCCGTTCGAGCGTCGCACGTACCAGCGCGGCAACGAGCCGTTCGTCGTGCTGCACCTGTCGCGCGGGCTGGCCACCGTTGCCGAACCGTGCGCCTCGCTCGTCGAAGCGTTCGGCATCGCCTATCCGGCCAGCACGAAAGCCGAACTGCGGTTCGTCACGACATCGCGCGCAGCAGTCACCGGAACCGATGCGCGCGTGAGCGTCACCGAGAGCGCGCTCGATCCCAAAGTTCGCCTCGAGCTCTACCGTCAGGCGCACGTCCTGGTGCGCACGGCGGGCGAAGAGGGCGACGCGTTCGCGATCGACGCGATCGCGGCCGGCACGCCGGTCATCGTCGCCGACGCGGGTGCCGAAGCGCTCGCGGCCGCGCTCAAAGACGCAGAGGCGTCGTATCAACGCGTGTCCGCGCAGGCCGCCAAGGCCGAAAAGCAACTCCGCGCCGCGCGCCGCTGAGCGCCAGAAAGAGGTAGACGATGCTGCTCGTAACGCCGGCGTCCTACCTCACGCTAGCGCAGCTCAAGGGTGACGAGACGCTCGATCTCACGACGCGCACGGGTACGGCGATCTCGGACGCGACGCTCAACGACTGGCTCGAAGAAACCAGCGGTCAGATCGACGCGAATATCGGCCAATCGTTTCTGCCGCGCGAAGAGACGCTGCGCCGCTACGGCAACGGATCGAACTTCCTGAGCGTCGGCGCCTATCCGCTCATCTACGTGCGCCAGGTCAAGATCGTGCTGCCCGACGGCGTCGGGTTCGATGTCCCGACCCAGTCGCTGCTGGTCGACTACGAAGCCGGGACGCTGCAGAACATGACGCCGCTGGCCTACCAGGGCATCGGCCTCACGACGCTCTTCCCGCTGGGCATCCCGATCGACGTCACCTGCGCGTACGGCGTCAACTACGCCGTCCCGCCGCCGACGTTCACGACGGCGCCAACGCTAATCGGCGTGCAGACGCCGCTGAGCTCCGGCGCCCATACGATCGAGGTCTCGGCGCTGACGTACTCGGGCGAGAGTCTACCGTCCGCGCCGCAGACCGTGACGCTCGGAACGCCGGGCGCGATCGCGGTGACCGTCACGAACGCGCCGGGCGCGCTGCGCTACCTGGTCTACCTGGACGGCGAGTGCGCGGGCGAGATCGTGACGATCGCGATCTCCAACGGGCTGATGGGCATCACGATCGACGGCACGACGCCGATCTCGCCGGCCTGCTTCACGCTGTCCGGCGCGCGCCGGACGCCAGCGATCACGGACACGAGCGCGGCGCCGCTACAAGGGCGCTTCGCCGGATTGCGCGCCGCTCAGAAGCTGCTGGTCCAGTCGCGCTCGTGGGAGATGAAGAACAAGTCGAACCAGGGCCTGGCAGGTCAGACGTCCGGCGGCAAGACCGTTCGCTATCGCGACAACACTCGCTCGACGTTCAACGCGCAGCTCGATGCGTTGCTCGCGGCGCTGAAGTTCAACGGGCTCTGACCGTGATCGACTGGTCAGACTTCGACACCGACGCCGTCACGATCGTCTCGCAACCACGCGGGACCGACGGTCTCACGTTCACCGAGGATGTCGTCTACACTGGAAACGCCGACTTTCAGCCACGCAGCGGCGAGACGTTCACGGATCCGTCCGGCCAGCTCCAGATCATCGACGCCGTCCTGATGATCGATCCCGACGTCAACGGAAACCTTCCGTCGATCGAGATCGTCGATGGCGGATCCGTCTACGTAGCTCGCGTGAACGGCGTGTCCTACAACGTCGTCTTCGCGGCGAACTGGGCAATGTATCCGCCACACCTCCATCTGATCCTCAAGCGCGGCCCGCAGAAGTACTCGGCCAAATAGATGGCCGACGGCATCGAAGGGATGGCTCAGCTGCAAGCGCGGCTGGGTCGGATCAAGGCTGCCACCCAGAACCTACAGCCCGCGCTGCTGCGCGCCGGTTTGGTCGTCCTGAAGTCGGCGCAAGACCGCATCGACGCCGGCGGCCCCGGCTGGCCGCCGAACAAGACGCACACGCCGCTGCTGCACCGCACGGGGCGCCTCCTGGCGTCGCTCATGGTGGGCGCGGGCGGCAACGTCGCCTCGGTCCAGGGCAACTCGATCGTCGTCGGCACGAACGTCTCGTACGCTCCGTACCTGCAGTTCGGCACACGCGGCCGACCGGCGAAGCACCGTGAGGGGCGACTCGCTGCGATGCTCGGCGGCGCCGGCTTCTTCAAGCACGAGGGCGCGCTCGTCGGCGCGATTCCGCCGCGCGTCTTCCTGGAAATCGACCAGCAAGCCGTCGAGCGGATCAACTCGATCCTCAAGAACTACATTATGGGCAATGGCCTGGGAGCGTCTGAATGAGCGTAACGGCCAGCACGCTCGCGTTTCAGATGCGTGATTCGCTCGTCGCGACGATCCAAGCCGAGATGCACGTCGGCGGCAAGCTCGCGACGCTGCAGGACGTCCGCAAGAGCGCGCAGTTCGCAACCGGCAAGCAGCCCGCGTGCGCCGTGTGGATACCGAAGATCTCGACCAAACCCGAGGGCCAGGGCGCGAACGGTCGTCAGCAAGAGGTCTCGCTGACGTTTCAGCTGACGCTCGCGGCGTGCTCGACGATCACGGCGCCCGTCGGCGACACGCCGGGCAAGATCGCGAACCTCGACGACGCGCTCGCCGCGATCGAGGCCGTGCTCGACGACGGCGCCGGTAACGGTCTGGTCGCGCTGCTCAATCAGCCCAACGTCTTCGGCCTGGGCGGCAACGCGTCGCAAAGCCGTCTGGGCGACATCCAGTTCTACCCCGTGATCAACGAGGGCGATCAGCAGCACATTTGGGCCTACTGCGAAGTGCTGTATTTCGCCACGACGTACACGACGTACTAGGAGGTTCCGTGAAATCCATCATCATGACCGACGAGTCGCATCTCTCGGAAGCCGAGATCGAGGGCGTCGTCTTCAAGCGCGGCGTCGCGCAGCTCGTCGCCGATGGCGACGCCGCAGAGATCCTGCGTCACCCATGGTTCGCCGAAGCGCCGCCCGACGTCGTCGGCCCCCCGCGTGTCGACGCGCCCGAGCAGAAGCCGGCGCCGCTCGTCGTGCCGCCGTCGCCACCGAGCCCGTCGGGGCCAGACCGTATCATCACCAGCCAGTAACCCGCATCGCCCGCCGATAGCGGGCCCAGCTCACCTCGCAAGCCGCCGCGTTCACGCAGGCGGCTTGTCCATTTCTGGAGGGGCCCATGCCCGCTGTCGTCGTTGCCCATCAAACCTTCGTCATGGTGCGCAAGGAGGTCACGTTCGGCGTGAACCCCGGCGCCGCCACGATCGCGCCCGGCTTCTCGGCGTTCACGCTGCAAGGCAAGAACACGAGCGTCTCGCGGCCCAACGGCCGCAAGCGCCCGGGTGTGTCGCTCTCGCCGGCCGGCCCGTACGACGCGGCCGGAAACCTCGATCCGAACCCCGATCCAGACACGCTCGCGCCGTTCATCGCGTGGGCGATGGGCGCGCAGACCGCACCGGTCGCGGCCACATACTACACGACCGCGCTGACGTCGACTTCGGCCGTAGGCTCGAGCATCGCGCTCGCCGTGACCGCGGGCACCGGTACGGACGTCCTGGTCGGTGACTCCGTGATCGTCGGAGCCGGAACCGCGAACGTCGAGACCTGCGTGGTCTCAGCGCACGCGGCCAACACGGTCACCGTCTCGAACGCGACCAAGACGCATGCGATCGGCGACACGGTCCAGGCGCTCTCGACGACCGCGTTCTTCTCGACCTGCAGCTACGGTACGACCCTGCCGAGCTTCTTGCTCGAGTACAACCGCGGCTACGACTGCTGGGACTTCTCGGGCACCACGATCGACTCGATGAAGCTGGGCTGCGCGCCGGGCCAGTTGCTCGTACCGAGCTTCGGCCTCGTCGCGGCGACCGAAGCGCTGCAGGGCAGCCCGGCGACGCCTGCGTTCTCGACCGCGTTCCCGCTGCACTGGGAGGCCCCGTTCCCGCAGACCGGCTTACTCAACGGCGTACTGTTCAACGGTGCCGTGCTGCCGGCCGGCACGATCCTCAAGAAGTGGGATGCGTCGCTGGCGAACGGCCTCGAAAAGACGTTCAAGCCGCCGGGTCAGCGCACCGTCGCGGCCTTCCCGGTCGGTCAGCGCAAGGCCACCGTCTCGGCGACGTTCTCGTTCGCGGATGCGTCGGTCTACGACACGTTCCTGGGTACGACGTCGGGACCGGGGCCTTCGATCGCGGGTGTCTCGCTCGCGATCCCGATCGCTTCGTTGACGGACGCCGACTCGACGGTGGGCCGTACCGTGCCGTACTCGATCACGGTGCGTACGCCCAATCTGTACCCGACCGGCGACCCCGTCGCGGGCAAGCAGTACGGCTCGCTCGAGCAGGTCTTCACGGCCGACGCCGCCGAGACGCCCGGCAACGGAAACGATCTCCAAATTGATCTCGTGACGAGCTCGGCGACGGCGTACTGATGACGCCCGAACAGCGCAAAGCGCAGCGCGACAAGCGCGAAGCCGCGAAAGCCGTCTGTGACGAGTGCCACGTCACGGGCGGTCACGCGGCGAACTGCTCGAAGGTCGCGCCCGAGGGCGGGGCCGGGAATCTCGACGACGCGGTCGAGCAGGCCAAGATCCTGAACCTCGATCCGATCCCGCTCACGATCGGCGGCGAACCCGTGCGCCTGTACCCGCTGCCGGCGAACGAGCAATGCCGACTGAGCTTCTCGTTCATGGCGCAGCTCAACGGTGGCGCTAGCGAGCTCGGCGTGATCGTCGACTACGAGAAGCTCGAGCCCGGTAAGCAGTTCAGCACGCTGGTCGTTCGCTACGCCCGCGTGCTCACCGAACGGGCCGCCCTCAAGGCGCTCTTCGCGCACTTCCTCGCGCGATCGGAGCACGAGCCGAGCGCGGACTTCGAGGACGATGACGAGTCGCTCGCGCTGCGCGCAAAGCTGATCGACAAGACGATGAAGCCGGGCGAGCTCGTCACCGCGATCGGCAAGGTGCTGATCGAAAACGAGGTGTTCTCGGCCAGCCCAAAAGCGCCGGCGCAGCCGAAGGCGAGCGCGACGACCTAGCGCCGACGTACTTCGAGCTGCTCAACGCGGTCGGCCGGTATCTGAATCGCGACTGGCGTGTCGTCGAGCGAACGATGACGCGCCAGCAGATTCGGCTGTATTTCCATTGGTCGCAGCGCGATCGCGCGCGTGAACATAGGACGTTCAAGAACGCCGTCGAGGTCGCGGTCGGCCGGGCAATCACGCGATCGGTATTCGGCAAGGACCCCGATACGGGGCAGTAGCGGATGGAGGCGGCAATGAGCGACGAGACCTCTGCTCTTACCGCCGAGATCACCTTCAACCCCAACGGCGCGCCCGCGACGATCGACGATCTCTCGGCGCGCCTTCAGAACCTCGAGCAAGCGTACATCCGCAGCTCGGGCGCCGCCAAGGATACCGGTACGGCGCACCAGCAGCTTGGCGGCGTCCTCAAAGAGCACGGCGACATCGTCGACGGCGTCGCCACCCATTACCGCATGATGACGGCCGGCCTGGGCGCGATGGGCATCCAGGCCGACGCGGCCGCGGTCAAGATCGACGCGCTCACGCAGGTCATGCGCGGGATGGGTGACGCAGCGCCGGAGCTGCTCTTGATCGGCGCTGCTATTGCGGTCGCCGCGGCCTCGTTCGAGTTCCTCAAGAGCTCCGTCGACGAAGCAGCGGCCTCGCAGCGCGAGATGGTCGTCATCGGCTCGCTGATCAAGAACCAGGGCGTCACCGATTGGCAGTCGCAGACCAAGGCAGTCGACGACTATGCCTCGGCGATCGCGCGCACGAGCGTCTTTCAGAAGACCGATGCACTCGCGGGCATGCAGGCAATGCTCGTCGCCGGCCTTACACTCAACGACACGATCCGCTCGCAGGCCGCCGCGATGGACCTCGCGGCCTCCAAGGGCACCAGCCTGGCCGAATCGGACCAGGCGTTGGCCGACGCGTACGACGGCCGCTTTCGCGGCCTCGTCAAGCTCGGTATCATCACCAAGGAAGAACAAAAGAACGGGATTGACTACGAAGTCATCCTGCAGCGTATCGAAAGCCGCATGTCCGGCAGCGCCGCGGCGGCGCTCGACACGTACAGCGGCAAGATGCAGAACCTGAGCAATCTCACGGATCTGCTCAAGGAACAGTTCGGCAACGCCCTGCTCCCGGTGCTCGAAGCGTTCGAAGACGGCATGCGCTCGGGCGTAGCGTCGATGCAGCCACTCGCGGACGAGTTCACGACCTGGGCGCACCAGCATCTGCCCGAGCTCAAGGCGGGCGCCGAGGGTTTCTCGGACGCGATGTTCTCGCTGGCGAAGAACGTGCTGCCGATGGTCGAACAGGGCGTCGAGAAAGCCGCGACCGACCTCGCGCAGCTCGGCAAGGCATGGAGTGACGATTCGGGCGCCGTCGACGGCTGGGCTAAGAACATCCGTGACGCGAAGGCCGACGTCGACTCATTCGTCTCCGCCGGCGCCGCGCTCGACACGTGGCTCAACGACACGAACGACGACTTCAAGACCAGCGGTCAGATCGTTCACGATTGGGCGCTCGGCATCTTCGATGACATCAAGGGCGCCGTCACGCAGCTCGGCATCCTGGCTGGATTCCGCCTACCCAACCCGGTCAACACCGGGCCAGCGCAGACCGGTGGCGGCTGGGGCGGTCCGACGGACCCGCTCTCCCTCACGGGCGGTCCGACGGTCGCAAACGCTCGCGCCGCTGGCCTGCCGCTGACGGTTCCCGGCGACAAGGGCGCGTCGCAGCATCACGACATCGCGCCGCCGACGCACCCGTCCACGCATCACATCCCCGGCACGTCGACGCCCCATGCGCCCAAAGAATCCGGCGCGATGGACACGCTGATCGGCGCGTACGACAAGGGCAACCCGGTCGTCGAGGCATTCAAGCAAGAGCAGATCGACCTCGACGCCGCGCTCAAAGCGAACGACTCGACTGAGAAGCAACTCGCCGAGTCGGTCAAGACCGCGATGACGGTCGAAGGCCAGCGCACGGCTCAAGCCAAGCTCGAGGCGCAGACGTACGTTGACCTACTCGACAAGCAAAAGCTACTCAACGGCGCGATCGACTCCGAAACGATCACGCAGTCGACGCTCAAGTCGACGATCGACGGACTGATCGCAAGCCGCGACAAGCTGGCAGCGCAGCACGACGCTCTTGCCGACAAGGAGCGCGCGGGCGCGAAGCTGACCGCTACACAGTCGCGCGAGATGCACGCCCTTCAGCAAGAAGTGCATTCAGCCGACACCGAGATCGGCAAGCTCAACGCCACCCTGAGCGAAAACAACTCGCAGCTCAACAGGAATCAGACGTCGCTCGCGACGGTGTCAGACCAGCTCGACGATTTCAAGTCCAAAGCCGCCGAAGCCGTCGGCGCCGCATCGCGCAGCTGGGAAGAGTACACCAAGAAGCGGGCCGACGCGTTCAGCGAAGACGCCGGCGTCGCGCAGCTCTCCAAGTGGCTGCAGCAGAACCGCGCTGCGCTGACGTCGGATTCGCAAGAGACCGACACGCTCAACGCGGCGAAGGTCGCCTACTACGGCTCGACGCTCGCGCAGCTTCAGTCGCTCGATCAGGACTATCTCGCAAAGTTCGCCGCGGCGCAGCAGGCACTTGTCGCGGCCCAGGCTTCCGGCGATAAGGCGCGCATCGCGTCTGCGCTGACGGCAGAGGAACTCATCTCGGGCAACGTGACCGAGACCGAGAAGCGCATGGAAGAAGTCCTCGCCAAGTACGACGAGGCCTACAAGGCGAACCTGGCGTCTGAACAGGCGGCGCATAAGAAGTTCACGGACGAAGAGCAGAAGGACGAAACGAGCTTCCTCGACACGATCCTGACGAAGCATCAGTCGCTCAAGGACAGTCTCAAGAGCATCTGGGATCAAATGGCGACCGACTATATCAAGTCGCTCGAAACGATGATCGTCAAGTCGAGCCTCTTCACCTCGATCAACAACTCGATTCTGCCCAACCTGCTCAAGTCGATGGGCATGGGCGCGGCTGTCGGCGTCGGCGCGATGGGCGTCGGCGGCGCGAACCCGCAGATGGACGCGGCCACGCAGGCGTTCATCGCGGCGCAGAAAACCGCGACGACCGCGACGACGGTGCGGTCGACCGAAGAGCACGCGGCGACGCAGCAGACAACGCTGCGCGCGACCGAAGAGAAGACCGCGACGCAGGCGACAACGACGTTCGCCAACACGGGCGTAACGCCGGCGACGGCGGCGCTCAAGACGCTTACGGATGCGGCCACCCTCGCCGCCGCTGCGGTCTCGAAGTCCGGCGGCGGAAACGGCGGCTCGCCGATCCCCGGCGCGACCGGAAGCATCCCGGGCTTCGACGGCCTCAACATCGCGGGCATCGCGGGATTGCTCATTCCGGCCGGCAACGGTCTGCCCTCGAACATCACGCAGATCGCCGGCCAGGACATCCCGACCGCGAGCGCGAGCAGCGGGTCATCGGTCTTCAGCCAGATTCAGGGCGCCCTCGGCAGCGGCTCCGGCGGCGGCGGAATGTCCGCGATCGGCGGCGCGCTCACTGGGCTTCTCACCGGGAGTGCAGTCGGCGGCGGCAACGGCGATTCGGCACTCGGCGGTACGCTGGGCGGCATCGCTGGGTCGCTGCTGCTGCACTTTCCGGGTGGGTCACAGATCGGCGCGATGCTCGGGTCGTACATCGGCGGCCTGTTCGGCCCGCACGAAACGCAAGCGCAGCAGCCCGACATCTACAACACGGCCAACTGGGGCCAAGCCGACGTCAACTTCAACGGCGCGGCCGGCGCGCAGATGTTCAACGGTACGCCGTACACCGCGGCCAGCCAGTACAACGTCGGCATGGGCGGCACGCCCATGTACCAGCAAATGGAGCAGTGGGCCAACGCGAACGCCACGAACAAGGGGCTCACGCCCGACGAACAGGCGATGCTCCAGCAGATCCTCGGGCTCGAGGGCGGAAATCCCAACGCCGACTTCGGCGTCACGAACGAAAAGAAGGGGATGGCGACGCTCGCGGACGGCCAAACGATCAGCGCGCAAAACCTGATCAACCTCGAGAACTCCTTCACGGGCCAGGTCGGCAGCGGGCCAGCATCGTCGGCATTGTTCCAGGTGTCACGCACGTATCCGAATCTGAATACCGGCACGCTCAACGCCAACGGCACCTACACGCCGACGCCGACGAACGGCACGCCCAGCGGGACGACGCCGGGTTCGACGACCGGCGGTTCGAACGGCAACGCGCTCACGCCCAACCCAGGCGTGCCGACCGTCGGCAGCGGCGACCTGCAGGTCTCGATCAACATCGACTCCGACATGATCGCCCTGGCCACGATCGGGCCGCTCGCAACCTTGCTCGCACGACGCGGCCAGGGCATGCTCCCGGTAAACCCCAACGCGTGGGGATCGACGACGCGCTACGTCAAGACGTGACGGGCGCTCCGCAGTAGCAGGCCCTGCGCGCGGACGGTCCGCCGGTCAGGACGTGGCCGTTCGCGCACCGCGGGGGCGGATTCCACGCTGTCAGCAGCGCGTCGAGCTGCGAGCGGGTGAATTGCTCCTCACCTAGCGTGATCGCCGCCGCCTCGGGGCTCTCGAGCTCGACGTGACCCGGTAGCGCGTCGAGCGCCGCGAGCAGCTGCGGCGGCCACGCGGGTTCGTTCTCCATCTCCGGGCCGTTCGGTGCGAGCGGCTCTGTTCTTTGCGAGGCATGCATGGGCGCTCCAGACGTACGGGTCTCGGTCTGGACGCCCTCGATGAGCGCATGCCTCAAGACCGACGCGAGCGGCGACTTCAACGGCGGTCAGATCCAGTACGAGGACACGCCCGCGGGCTGCGGCGCCGGCACGCTCACGCTCGGACTGCACTACGAGACCACGTACAGCCGCTTCTACTGGACCGACTGGAACATCGTCGAGATCAGCACGGGCGACGACGCGCTCGGCCAGGCGATCACCAAGAACGTCCTCTCGACGAGTTCGGACGCGTTCACCAGCTGGACGAACTCGGGCGGCGCGTTCGCGTCGGGCGGGCCGGGCGGCGCGACCGACTACGAGATCACCGGCACGGGCGCGCCGGATAGCAGCAGCTTTGCCCTTTCGCCGGGTCGGTCGATCTTCTCCGGATACTACATAACCGCGTCCATCTGGATCGACCCGTCGCACATCACCGCGGGCTCAGCGGCGTTGCAGCTCATCGACGTCGCGCACGGTACGCGTACCAGCACGCTGATCCCCGTCGGGGCGGCCGGCCGCGTGAGCGTAACGTGGCAAGCGGTGCCGGGCGTGACGACCGTCGAGATCGAGCTGTTTGCCAACGGCGCGACGATCGCGAGCGGACAAAAGCTCAAGTTCAGCCAGCCGATGCTCGAAGTCGCAGCGAGCGCATCGGCCTGGTACGTCCCGTCCACGTTCGCAGGATCGGCGAACCAACGGCTCTACTGCGGGTCGACGCTGCCGTACGATCCCGCGCAAGGCGAAGACGCGCAGCAGGTTTACATCGACGACGCGAACGTCGGCGGCTCGGTCGGCCTCACGATGGGGATTCCGGTGTACGCCGTCGGCGTCGACGCCGCGTCAGGACAGGCGTACCTCACGGTCGGCACGCCGCTGACGATGCCGGGGAACCCGGCGACGATCGGCAACTACGGTCCGCTGTGCACGCTGGGCCGCCGCCGCTACGCCGGCGTGATCAAGCTGCGCGATCGGCCCAACGACAAGGCGCCCAAGGCGACGATCTCGCTCACGCCGCTCTCGGGCGCGTTCGACGAAGCCTACGAGAACTATACGATCGGCACATTCGCGAACGCCGACATCGGCGCGTGCATCCTGTCGTTCATCCAGAATCAGAACTTCCCGGTCACGAACTACCCGCATCTGGTCATCAACCCGGCGAACTTTCCCGTCGTCGGCCTGACGTTCGCGGGCACGCGCACGGACGCATCGGTCGGCCAGTCGATCTCGGACGCGCTCGGCGCGATCACGACGGGCGACGTCTGGTACGTGCGCGTCGGGCACGACCGGACGCCGCGGCTCATCCAGCTCTACGATAGCTCGGCCAACACGTACACCTACGGCGTCACGCTGCACCAGGGCACGGCCGCCTACGAGCCCGTCAACGTCGAGGTCAAAGACCAAGACGCCAGCCAGGGCTACAACTCGATCAAGGTCATCGGCAACACCGATCCGGCCACCCAGCAGCCGGTCTCCGCGATCGACCAAGACACGCTCTCGATCACGACGCTCGGCCGCGAGATCGACGGCGCGCCCGTCACGAACACGTCGTTTCAGACAACCGCCGCGTGCGCGAACGACGCGCTCGGCCTGCTCAACCAGTACGCGATCGGCGCGAGCGCGGGGACGTTCCGCGTCTACACCCGCTACGATCTCGTGCCCGACTACGCCCCGCAAGGACTAGCGAACGGTGACTGCATCCGCGGCGTGCAGTGCGTCACGCTGACCGGCTTCGACGGCGTCGGAACGTCGCCCAACTTCGCGCCCGACTCCGAGATCATCGCGCCCTCGACCTGGACGGTGACGGCCGGGATCGCGGCTGCCACGGCGACGATCGGCGGCGCGCTGGTCAATACCTGGAAGGTCTCGGCCAGCGCGAGCGGCACCCAGACCGCCGACGGCCCGCAGGTCTGGGGCATGCGGCGCGCGCTCGCGTTCGCGGTTCACCTCGATGCGTCGACCGTGACGAGCGGGTCGCTTCAGGCGTGTCTGGTGACCGATCAAGGTGTCGTCGCCGGATCGACGCTCACGCAGACAAACGGCGTTGCGAATAGCGTGCTCTCGCCCGGCATGATCGCGCTTCCGACGGGCTGCCTGTGGTACAAAGTTCGCTTCATCTCGAACAACGTCCACTTCACGAGCGGGACACCACAGTTCGCGCAGCCGCTACTCGCGCAGTCGACCGCGCAAGCCTACGTCGCCAACCACGGCGCACCCAACGACTTCGGCCTCGCGAGCTCG